GTGATGACGGAAAGTGCTTCTACCGCAGCAGATGAATCACGTCCTAAAAGAACTAGTATGCCTCAAAGGTATCAAGACGGGATCATCCATAGAATTAAGGATTAACGATATGATTTGTACAGAAGTAGATTCATATTTCTATAGGTTATGTCATGAAGATTTAATGATTAGTTGGGTTATTACCCTGACAGATGATGTAAAGGTTTATGGAGATTATGATAGGTCTGGCTTATCTAATCCTTGGGTAAGAATAAAACAGCATTGTGAGGACAATGAAGTCTGGCCTAAAAAGGTAGAACTCTATATGTTCGGAGCAGAAAAGAAAGTCTTCTTTGAAGATGAAAATGGACTAGATGGCATAGCTATAATGAGAGGTATTGCAAAAGACCAAGCAATGGATGGATCTCATTCTCAATCTTTTCAGACACTGTCAGTATTGCATCTTAGGGACGATTGCTCTATGATAGATGTGGCTAAATATACTTGGCCTTATAATGATTTCGAGCAGAAAGAATCGGAAAGACTTTTAACCACTGAGAACCTCCAGAATATGATCTTTAAAAATGGCTCAGAAAAAAGACAGCACGAAAAAGTTAAAGAGTATCTCGACTGGGAACCTGTGTAGTGTAGCACAATATGTAGCAGAGAAGGTGTGCTTAAGGAAAGCCGAGAAAGATAACAAGGGCAGCTTGGAGTATAAGTTTTGGAGCAAATCTAAAAATGAACAGTATGAAACTCAAGTACGTGCCGCTGCGAAGCTGATAAAGAAACATAGTGAAGACGCCTTATTGAAATATATTAATAGCCCTAGCGGAAGAAATGTTTATTCGCTGGGGTTTTTACATAAGTCTGGTAGGTATGTACTCATACTGAAATTTGTTGAGAAAGGTGTAGCTAATGCAGCTAAGTTGGTAGAAAAAGAATCCAAAAAACCAAAGAAAGTACTTGACTCTCCAGACAAGATAGACTATAAACAAAGAAAATCGTTCAATAGTGGATCAACACTGTTCTCTAAAATTAGAAATATAGAAGATGACAAAAGAAAAGAAACCTGAATACATTGCGAAGATCATTAAAGATTATGGTAACATTATTTCTACTGGTACAGAGGTTCTAAAGGTACAGGAAAATAAGAAGATTATCTCTGTCAGTCCTGCGATTGATATCGGGCTAGGTGGTGGTATTTTAGAGGGAACATGGTTAACTTTAACGGGTGATCCTAAAAGCGGCAAGACAACTACAGCTATGCAGATTGCTTCGAACTGCCAAAAGGAAGATCCTCCACGTCCAATTATCTATTTAGATGTTGAGGGCCGATTGAAAGGTATGAACTTTGAAGTTGCTGACCTAGACCCAGAGAAGATGAAGATTATTCAACCAGAAAATGAGCCATTATCAGCAGAAATATTTCTTGATGTGGCTCACAAGCTTATGAGTCATCCAGATTATTATGGGGCAATTCTGATTATCGACTCAATATCGTCTTTACTACCTGCTAAAGAATTAGATGGAGACTTTACACCCGGACGTGCGGGTCTACCAAAGATCCTATCAATCTTTACTAAGAAGATGGGACAGTTACTGCCAAGACAAAATGGTTTGGTGATTGCTATCACGCACTATATTGCTAACACTGCTGGATTTGGTAAAGCGAAAATGGCGGATGGCGGCAATAAGATTCAGTATCAAGCCGATACTAGGTTGGAAATTCGTAGCGGTGGCGAAAAAAGTCCTGCTGTTTCTCCGTGGGAAAATGCTAGTAAGGAAAGAATTGGTCAAGCTATAAACTGGCAGATTATTTGTTCATCTATGGGTGCTCCTGGTGGTCAGGTGCGAAGTTGGATTAGATATGGTCATGGCATTGACAAGACTCAAGAAGTCCTTATGCTGGCACAAGACTTGGGGATGGTGGATAAATCTGGAGCTTGGTTCAGTTGTACTTTTATGTTAGAGTGTAGAGATATTGCAAAGGAACTAAAACCAGAGCTAGATGTAAATGATGACGAGGCACTCATTAAAGCATTTAAGTTTCAAGGACAAGATAAACTATACAACTTCTTGCACGAAAATCCCAAGCTTGTAGACATGCTTGAGCAGAACATAAAGGAGATGCTATGAGAATAAAAGGCTTAGATGGTAGAGAGTATTCTTGGAACCCTTCTAATTGCCAAGCTTCTTGTGAAAGCAGATCTTCTTTACATAATAAAGCTAAAGAGTTACTTGAAGAAATTTTTCCTTATGATAGAATACTAGAAGAGATATCGCTACCAGGCAGTAAGACAGCAATCAGAAAGAGCACATTGAGAGCTGATTTGTTTGTACCTAATAGAGATTTGATTGTTGAGGTTCATGGTGAACAGCACCATAAGTTTAATGCCTTCTTCTATAAAAATAAAATGGCATTTTACAAAGCCAAAGCTAGAGACATGGAAAAACGAGAATGGTGTGATCTAAATAATATGAGGTTAGTAGAACTTAATTATAATGAGGATAAAGATGAGTGGCGAAGAAAGATTGAATGAATTCTTAGCAGCTATGGACTCGTGGTTAGGTTCTAAAAGTCTGCCGCTAGTTGATGAGAATCCACAGATAAAAATGATCCTCAATATGAATGCGACAGAAATCCGAGAACTATCTAATGATGAGTGTTCCGCCTATGCCTACGAGCTATATGCGTATTCAGAGTATGTTGAGGGTGTTAGAACCAAAGAAAAAATTGTTTTAGACTGGGCGGATGCTAGTATTTGGTATATAATATCTACGGTGATGCAGAATTATGGCACCCAGTACACAAAATGGCAAGAAAAATATTATGCTGCTATTAAAGAGAATCCTACAGCTAGTGACATCTTGAGGATTAAGAATCACGCAGAATGTAGGGTAACAACACTTGATGGAAAATCTGCAAGAATACAAAAGATGGCAGACATTCTAACAAACCTTTCTAGAAGGAGATAATTATGACGATAGAAAATCCTGAAAACTTTTTATTCACTATTAAACAAAAGACAGACGAGCCAACGTCTGGCAGTCCCGTGAACGATCAAAAAGAAAGAGCTAATCTGTTTCAAGATGATGGAACGATTGCAAAAGATATTGCAACTCCAGAATTCACTCCATCAAATAGAACTAGAACGCCATACAAGCCAGTTGACCAAGTGTGTGAAAGATGTAACAAGTCTGTCACTGTTAACCCTACCCACGTTCGTGAATTCTTTGTTTGTGATCAATGTCTAATAAAATAAATAAATCGCCTTTACAGGATGCTGCGGCTGAAAGGGCCGTACTAGCTGGACTGTGTCAATATGGTTTAGATTGTTATCTAGACATTGATTTCATTACAGCCGATCATTTCAATGATGAAATGAATCAAATCTTGTTTAACTGTATACATAAGTCTATATCTAATAATTCAAAAGTAGAGTTGTCATCAATACTCTCTGCGGCGAATGATTTAGGTGTTCAGGAACATGTAAATAGTAAGCAGGAAATATCTTTTATTAGGTCATTGTTTAATTTTCCGATCCACAAGGATAATGCTGGTACACATGCTGCTAAAATAGCAAAACTCAAACTAGCAAGGGATTTGAAGAAAACACTAAAGACTTGTGAAAACGATCTGAATTCTATCAGTGGTGATGAAGATATCATGGACTTGATATCTAAGGTTGAAGAACCTATTCTTGATGCAACCGCTGATATTTACCAAAGCTCGAATAAAAATACGGAAATTATTGGCAATGATATTGAAGATTATATTTCCTATCTGGCTGAAAACCCATGTGATATTGCGGGAATTCCCACAGGTTTTAATGCCTATGATTTAGCTATCGGCGGTGGTCTTAGGCGAAAATCTGTAGACCTAATTGCTGCTCGTCCTAAAGTTGGTAAATCAATGTTTGGGGATGCTGTAGCAATTAACGTGGCTCAAAACTCAGGTATTCCAGTTCTAATGCTGGATACAGAAATGTCTAAGGAAGATCATCTAAATAGAATACTGGCTAATCTTAGTGGTGTGGATATTAACAAAATTTCTACTGGTAAGTTTAGTGAAAATGAAATCGAGAAAGAAAAAGTAAAAGTAGCGGGTGACAAACTTAAAAGTATTCCATATCATTATCTTAGTATTGCTGGACAGCCTTTTGAAAACATTTTAGCGGTGATGCGTAAATGGATTTATCAGCATGTGGGCTTTGACGAGAATGGAAAAACCAAAGATTGTTTGATCGTCTATGATTACTTGAAACTTATGGGGTCGGAAAGTATTAGTAATTCAATGCAGGAATATCAAGTTCTTGGATTTCAGATCACTAAGCTCCATAACTTTTGTGTAAAGTATGATGTTCCATGTTTGAGTTTTGTGCAGTTGAATCGAGATGGGATTACTAAGGAGTCTACAGACGCAGTATCTGGTTCTGATAGACTGATCTGGCTCTGTACAAGCTTCTCTATCTTTAAGATGAAGTCAGAAGAGGAAGTTGCCGATGACGGTATTGAGCATGGTAATAGAAAATTGGTGCCTATTGTGGCAAGACATGGTGAGATGCTAGACACTGGTGATTATATTAGTATGAATATGTATGGATCAATTGGTAAAATCGTAGAGGGTAGAACCAGAAATGATATTCACAATAGCAACAGAAATAGAGATGAAGGATTTGAAGTAGATGCCGATCTATCAACAGAACACATTGACTGAGGTCAGTGATGCCATGTTTCTACAGTTGCCGAGACTATTGCAGCATTTCAATGCAGATTACTATGAAAGCTCTCATGCGTTTCATTTGGCGTGCCCGATTCATGGTGGAGATAATCCGCAAGGTTGTGCTATTTTTAAGGAGTCCTATGGTGGTTCTGGTGGCTGGCAATGCTTCACAAATAGTTGTCAAGATGAATTTAAGCGAAGCTTCTTTGGGTTTATTAGAGGACTACTGTCAACAAATATAAATGATGATGAAGACACTAGCATGTATGAAACAATGCAATTTTGTTTAAAGTTTTTAAATTGTGATATCGAAGAATTAGAAAATGACAAGGTTGATAGAGACGAGTCTCACAATACTCTTGAAGTTTTCAACCGGCAATTGGTTAGAAAATCAACCACAATATCTAGAGAGAATATAAGACAGAGATTACAAATTCCTTCAGAATATTTTATAAGAAGGGGGTTTTCTGCTGAGATATTGGATGAATTCGATGTGGGGCTTACTTCTATAAATTCTGGGATAATGAGGGAAAGAGTTGTGGTTCCCGTGTATGATGAAGACTATAACTATGTAAGTTGTGTAGGTCGATTGTCACATGAAAACATAACCCCTCAAAACCCTAAGTGGATGTACAATAGGGGTTTTCAAAAATCAAATTTTTTATATGGGCTAAATATTGCAAAAGACCACATCCAACAAACTGGATCGGTCATATTGGTTGAAGGTCAG